TTATTCTATTCAAAGCCTCAATGCACTGGTTTTTTGCCCTTTGAACGGTGCTTAATTCTTTTTCCAGCCGCAGAATGGTGTTGATGCTTGCCTCCGCGTCCGTAGTTGTTGACTTGTCGTAACCAAAATAGCTAATTTTATCCTCGTCCATTTTAGTTTGCTTTATCTCGAAATATCGTTCGCACTCATCCTCGCCGTCAAACTCCCGCTTTGTTTGAAAGGAGCGAACGCTGCTTATCGCAAGGCCGCCGTTTTCCTCAAGTCTGCGGTATTTATTTATCGCACCCATAATCCGGCGCTCCCGCACATCGAACAAACGGATCTGATTCATTAACAGAACTTCCTCATCCTGCGGAGTGCCCTCAATCATTGTAAGCTCGGTTTCGTCAAGGCTATCCCAGTACACAGATGAATACCCGCTATGCTTCGATGCGTTGGAGTTGTTTAAAGGCGCACCATGCCCGGCAGCGTTTTTGTTGCCTGACGGAGCTCCACCTTTTTTCTTTACAAGTGGAGCGTTTTTTTGTGGAGCGTTCCCTTTGGTTGAAGTGGAACGCTCCACTTGTTTTTTTTTATCTTTAGTCTCTGTATGTGCTGCGCCATCCCAGTTGTCAAGGGACTTCCATTTGCGTACTTTAGGTGGGGGTACCCCAAGCTGTTCCGCAATTTCCACCAGCTTAATCGAACCTTTGCTTTCGCGGTATATGCGCTCTGCCTTTATGCGGTCATCGCTTTTTGGGTTTGGCATTTTCCTCCCCCTCACGGTAGTAGTTGTTTGTTTCGGAATCGCTACACAATAGTCAGGACTTCGGCGGCGCTGTATGGAACGTCTTTCCTAATCATCATTTCCAAGAAATCCTCCTTGGAGAAGTCCGACAGCCGAAATATCTCTTCCGGCCTCATTCCAAGCTGCTTGCCGATTTCCTCCACACTTTTCCCTTCGCCTATAAGCCGTGCGATAATCGCTTTCATCGGCTCCAATAGATGTGTACCCCTCGCACGGTTGTGCGTGACCGTGCCATATATGTTCGTGCTGCTGTCTGTATGAGCGACAACGACAACCGGAACTTTCCCACCGAGTTTTGTGAGCAACGGCTCCTGGCCCGACACCATCCACCGATGAAACCCGTCTATAATGGTATAGTCCGATGTGACAACGATTGGCATTGTGAAGCCATTCACTAATATTGACTGTTTGAGGAGTTGCAGATTTTCTTTGCTAACCTTGTTGGGGTTATACGAGTTGGCTGCGAGCTTTTCGCGCTCTACCCATTCGAGCGTTTTAAGCGGCGCAAAGATATCAATGCTCATACCATCACCGCCTTGCTGCCCTGCTCTTTCTTCGCGGCGTCGATATATCTGCCGTATATCCGCATATACAGCGCCCGGTATGTCCTCAGTTTCGGATCTCCGCGCGTTAAGCCGTCATACAGCATTTGAAAGTCGCGCTGGTCGGCGAATGAGCAAATTTGCATAAAGAACATGCGGTATCTTTTCGCTGTCCTCAGTTTGAGCGGCGTCGTGAAGTTTCCCTCCATGTCCGAAAACAGGGATATGAGCATAGATTTGTAATCCCTGTCGCGCTGGTTGCCTTCAAGCGAACGCCGCGCCTTGGAGCGCCGCCCGAACATTTCGCTGTCCCAGTATAAGGATGCAAGATATGCGTTGGGCTCACGCCGCGTGACCCTTTCCATCAGGTCGGGGTAATACTCGTTCATCTGAACGAGGCATTTTGCGGAATCTATCGTGAAGAACTGCGAGATCCGCAACTGGTTCTTGCTTGTCCCTGATTGCCATAGATAAAGATAGGCGTCAGGGATTTCAATTTTCTGTTCAAGCAGGTATTTCCAGACATCATTGTGCGTCCAGTCGTATATCGGGAATACCTGCCTTTTACTTGTAACGGTTCTTCCGGCCATTGTCATTGAGGCGATGTTTTTCAACCGCTGTATGGATTCTGCGGCGCGTATCCCGACCATCGTTATCCCGTCGGCGCACAGCCGGGGGAGAAAGTCTTGGTAAAAGTCTTTACGCGGCCGCAACAGCGGATGGTTCCGGATTGCGAAAGAGGGAGGTCGTCGTATCCAAACATCTTCCTTTTCGCTATCCCAGCAAATATATGATTCGTCTTCCGTGAGTTCGTTGAAACAGCTAAAGTGCTTTACTTCAATGCAGAACCACTCGAACTCTGCGCCGAGTGCGAGGAATTTCCGGCGCCATGCGATTACGGTTTTCTCTATGCACGGGTATATGCCTTCTTCGTCTATAAAGTGGACACTGAGCTGATCCGCCCGAACCTCTCCGCGTTGTATCAAATTAACAACTACCTGGGCGAGCGCAAGGCTGTCTTTTCCACCTGAGAACGACATATACACAGGTACGCCATTGCTGAATACGTTTTTAACGCGCTGCTCTGCCGCCGCAACGACGTCAATCCCGGCTATGCATCTCTTTATAGCCATATGCGTTCCCCGCATTTAGGGCAATCGACATATCGTCTGACTTCGGACGTTTCCTCTGCTTGCGGCTCAGCAGGGGAATCTCCGTTGTCAGGTCTGTTCGTGGAGGATGCCATTGCGGCTTCTTTCTTCCCGCGCGCGGCTTCCATGTCCGCGATGTCGTCAGCGCCGACTGTGCCGTAGTCGCTGATTCTCTGCGATACTTCATCGGCGGCTGCGACCATGCTTTTCAATATGTCCTCGTCATACCCCGGTATGTCGAGGTCGTGCTGTAGTTCGTCTAAAAATGCGTTGAAGACATCAAGATTGTCAACGCCAAGCCCGAATATCTTGTTGTCCGCGATCATCAGCTTCTTTTTCTGATTCTCGCTCAGCCCTTCGACGCGGTAGAAGTTTCCTTCGGTTTTTCCCATTGACAGGAGTGTCTCGTATAATCCCACGCCGGCAAGTATTGTGTTGTTTTCGTCTACGACAATCGGGCGGATCTGCCCGAACATCTTCACGCTGCGGCTGAACTCCTTTATTTGCTTCTCCGTGTGGATCCTCACGTTTCTTTCCGGAAGCTTTATGTCCGCGAGTGGCAGTGTGGTTATGTTCACGATGCCACCCCCTCTAAGAAGCGGTGCGCGCTTTCTATATGTTCGGCGGCTCCGCGCACGATATCCAGGTCTATGCCGTATACCTCGCGCCACCCGTTTTCGGTCGAGCCGGTCCATTGTCGCGCCGGCCACGGGTGAGTCCCGCATAGATATCCTTTTTCCCATGCGTAAATTGGCGGGAGCGGCAATTTATGATAGTGGATATATGCAAGGACGCTTTCATGCTTCCATGCTGCGAGAGGGCTATGCCGCGTCACTCCGTGCCCGTCCGTATAGCTGTTCGCCCCGCGCCCGACGAAATTGCCGTCAGCCCGGCGGCGGCCAAGCAGTAAAATATCGAGGTTGTGCTTTTTGAAGTACATCCTCTGTGCTTTGTGCTGCACGTTTGAGAACCACGGCGCCGCCGCTGCGCTGTTTTGCGGGAATAATATGTTAAGGCGTTTTAAGAGCCAGCCCATATTAAGCCCGGTGTTAATTATTTCGCATCCCTCCGGCTTATTTCTGTTCAGCCATTCCATAAACGCAGGGTATTCAAGGTCGCAGACAGCGAGAATGCTGTCCGTTATCCCTGCGCGTTCGCACAGGTGGCCGAGGACTATGCTGTCTTTCCCGCCGCTCCATCCGTATGCGGCTTTCTTGCCTTCGGTCGCGCGACCGAGTTCCTCCATTGTTTCCTTTGAGAGTTTTTCGATATCGTCATAGGCGACAAGTCTTTCAATGTTCGCCATAGCTTCAATCCATGCGCTGTTGTCAATGCTCTGTTTCTTCCCAAGAGGCTTCATTCGCTCACCCGCTTTCTCTTGTCGCGTATCGTCAGAGCGATAGAGGTTGCGAGCATTGCGAGAACAACAAACGTCCTTGCCGACGCCATCATCGTCCATATTCCGAGAAAGCCCATTGGTATGACGAGCTGCCAACCTGCGAGGGCCATAATGTTGAACGCGATCCCGAGCTTACGTCCGAAGCAGATATAAATGCTGTAGATGAACCCCGTCACCGTTGAGAGCGCGACAAGTGTCACGAGAAATGCCAGGAGCGTACTCAGCACCGGATTGAATGTCGTCCATGCCAGTAAAAATGTGAACGTCAGGTATGCCCCGAACAGAAGTCCTCCGTCAACAAATACCCGGCGGACGTTGATCCGCTTCGTGCCATCCTCGTTCTTTTCGTTATAGTCAAAAATCTCATAGAAAAAAGGATACATGAACGCGCCGGGCAGCAGCAGGAAAAACCTCTCAAATCCCATGCTGAGATTGTCAAGCCCTAACTGCAGGGGCGTCATGTTTCCCCGGGAGTTGATTATCGCGATTGCCGTTACCGCTATGCCTAGCGCATAGACTAGCACCCATGACATATGCCCTGTCAGCACGTTCCGTATCATCCCGCGCACAATGAGAATGACGATGAATAGCGCGGCGGCTGAAAATGACAGGATCATGCCAAAAGTTTCAGTCAACGGCGTCGGCGCGAATATCGTCTGGATGCCGCTAAGGTTTACCCACAGGTTCATTATGCAGAGTATGCCGAAGATGTATCTCATTACCTTGCTGCGGAACACTGCGCGTACCTTTGGCAAAGCGTGAGCTATCAGCCCGAAGACGATGCAAGCGAGCGTGTTGCCGGCCGCCCACATGAGAAAAGGTATAATCCCAAAGTTCTGAGCCGTCTGCATCCCTACCATGAGGGATCCCACTCCGGCCCATGTCGCCGCTATCGACATTGAATAGTACAGCGACGGTTTGTTCTTGAATTTGCTCGTAATTGTAGAAAACACTTTCGTTTCCCTCCTTAAATGTGTTCCCGGTATGGTCTGCCGCTGGCGATGCGTCAGCCGTCGCGGGGTTACGCTGCACCAAGGAGCGGGTGCGGCGCCACATAAGCCTCCCTTCAATAACAAATCGCCGCCCCCGGCGAAAGGGGCGGCAATGGCGATTCGGATTTATCTGATATTTATGCGCATTATAAATATAACATGCCGGAATCATGACATCAAGTGACATTTACTGACATTGGGTGACATCTTTTCGGATATTCACTGTTATTTCGCGGAAATCCTTTCAAAAAACGCCTTTACGATTCGTATTGCTTGTCTTTCGCTGTACCCGACTATCTGCGCGGCCTCCCCAAAAGTCTTGTCCTCTATGTATATGCGTGCAAGGAGCTGGCGGGTCACGCTGTCTTCGACCATCACGATAAAGTTCTCGATGGCGTCGCATTCCGCCTCATGCCGCTTTTTCTGCTCGATCAGGCGCGGGATTGAACGCGACTTATAGCCTTTTACGGTTACGATTTTCTTGTTGTACGGAAACTCGCTTGCCGACTGGACTTCATCGGTCACATAATAGCCTAATTCGCCTGCGTTCAGGATCTGTTCTTCGAGCATGGCGATTTCACGCTGGAGATTGACGTAATTCTCCATCCTCCGTCGTGTCATTTGATGTTTTTTCATTGACTCGCCGCCTCCCTTGTGGTAAGATTGTCCTTGTGCAGAGGGCTGTCCAACCGCAAGGAAGGGCGGCTTTTCTTTTGCTATGTATTAAAATCCCTAAAATCAGTCCCGCGTTCGCAGTGCGCAACTATACTAGCGGGTCTGCTCCACATACGGTGAAATTTATTCCATTCGGCGCTGTACTCCCGCTTCGGCCCGTCAGGCGGCTGATATAGTTGCGCGAACGGCATAGCACCCACTTTATAAATTTCCTGCAATCTATGCTCATTGGCATCCATATCGTCCCCGATTATCGCATAGCATTTTATTTTCTTGCGGTTGTATCCGGCTTTTGCAAGCTCCGCTGCGGCATCTGCGAACGCCGGGATATCGCTGTCAGTATCGCAAGCGAGCCAGAGTTCTGATATGTGCAGGGCTTGAATGTGCTCAATAAAATGCTCGTCAACAAGGCTGCTTTTTAATCCGCCTTTGAAGCATATACCGCGCTGTGTTTCCAGCATTTCAAACACCCTGTCCTTATGGGAGCGGCTCGTTTGAAGAAAATTGTTGTCCTGTATGATGTTCCCCGGCGTGATAGGCAGTTCCCGCAAAGCCCCTTCGCGCTTCGGCACCACGCACCATGCGCAACAGCCATTGCAGCCGCGTGACGTGAATGTAATCCCATTCTTGACATACATGCCTGGTGTAAAATCCGTCGCAGGGCTTCCGTATGCAGGACCGCCGAGTTTTACAGGCTTATCGGTGTACGCTTCCCATTGATACTTTAACTGCTCGCAATATGGCTTGTCCCATGTGAAAACGCAGGAAATATGAATCTCGTCATGCGGCGGTATGAGCAACCCCGGCGGTTCGCCTACAAAGGCAAACTCGTCTGTTGGGGTATATGATGTTCTTCGCGGGAACACACGAATAATCTTCATTCCCCATCCTCCACGATCCGCAGCGGGCAGAACGGGGGCCGATTGCCGTTAGGTTTGAAGTAATCGGGCTTTGAAATCTTCCCGTTCCCTTCTTTATCAAACAGTGCCACGCAAGCAGGGCTGTCCAAGAAATCACACGCAACGACGCTGAGCTTGCACTCTATGCAGCTTTTCGGCGCGTCAAATTCAAGTATCGCTTTCATAATATCCTCACCACCATTTATATCTGAATCCTTGAAACCCTTTTGTCTCAACAATCATTTCATGGTATTGCAAATCATCCATGTAAATGATGCATTTCCCTTGCCACACCCTGCCGGTCACATCGCATTTTTGAACAGTGTCTTTTCTGATATCAAACACCCTCATTGACGATTCCACGCGTCCATGCTTGACAAAATGCACCCTATCCCCGATATTTAGTTTTCCCGGCACCTTGCCCAGCGTCCAAAACTGGCAGGATCCTTCATTATCGAGGAAAGCTTTCGTTTCCGCGTCGTCATTGGCATATTCGGATTTCGGGATTGTTACAACTATATCCATTTAGTTCTCCTCAACTTCTGCTAAAACTCTTTCATCTTTTTCCCATTTTCCGCCGCCGTACCAGTTTTTTCTCCTGTAGTTTCCAATTTCAAACGTGAGCAACTGTACGCATATTTGCAAAGCAATTGTAGTTTCAACGTGCAGTAAATACAGTTCCGCTTTCAGCTCTTCCGAATACGAGCGCGAACCGTCAGGTTCTAACTCATCAGGCTCTAGGCCAAGAATCTCTCCAATATCAGACTCAACATAACCATTTCCATAAGGCCGCTTTGGGTCTATCTCCGTCGCGCCATACTCCGTCCAGTAGTTGAATTTAACATTTTGTCTCTTGATTAGCTTCAAGTGGTTTTCCGTGATAGTGAACTCAGTGCATTTCAGGATTTTGTCTAGGAGGGGATGTCTCTGTTCGCACTTTATGACTCTCTCTTTGTTGTGTGAACGTCTTCCGCATTCTTCGCAAATGTAGGTGGTTTCTGCAAGTGTTTTCATTGTGATTCCTCGCTTTCTAATAATGGTTGGAGAAATTTCTCGAATATCTCAACAAATGTGATTGCGCCTGGCGGGTACTCGTTCACGGTAGGGATGCAATCATAGCCCCAACATGTGATATTCGAGACTTTCATAAGGAATGCTTCGATGCCACAGTGGTCCATCAGCTCAATATCCAGCATATCACTTTTGGAAAGTTCATCCTCTGCCGCTTGCTCTAAGACAAGGCGCTTGCTTTCGTCAAAACTGAAGACATTATCGTCTGCAATCTTATTGAGCAAATAATCCTTGTTTATTCTTTTCATCAAGCGGATAAAGCTCTCTGCGTTTGGCGTAGGCTGCCACCAATACGAGTAATTCCCACAGTCTGTTGTTGCGCTCATTGTGTATGTGTCGTGGTCAAGGTTTATATCAGCCCATGTGCAACGGTAATAAGTGTCGCCGTCGGACGGCTCGAATCTCAGGCTGTATTGCGTTATGTTTGGAGTTTTGACTGTTACTTTCATTTGAGGTTTCCTCCTTCAACAAATGCCCTTAAAACATCTTCAAGCTCACGTTTAGTTGCGCGGTACTTTTCCTGTGTCTCCCGCGCCGCGATTAACAGCGCAAGTTCAAGACCTAAGCGGTCTCGCTCATCAAACAAGCCATCAAAGTTTGCTGTCTCGGGTTCGCGCCCAACATGGTCTGCCGTCATTTCGCACGTCCCGTCAGCGCACAAAATTATTTCAATCCGCAATGGTTGCAGGTTGCCGCGCATATCCTTATGCAGAACAGATAAAATCTCATTCTCTTCTACATTAAAGGCCTCTCTATAAATCATCATCGCCCCTCCCATTCATCGCAAGTATCGGAATATGCGGTATAGTCGGAATACATATCGCTATCCTCGTTGCCGCAAGTCCATTCTCCACCATCGCGCTGCTTCCATTTACATGTCCCGCATACACGGTCACGGTCATTGTGGTCGAAACCGTTTGCGAATTTCAAGTAAGAATCGCTGTCGAAAGTTTTTGGCATTAATCTCACCTCATACAATATTCTGCTGTCCCCAGCGTATCTGAAAATGACCGTCCTCGTCCTTCTCCCGTGTCATAAGCATATTGAATATGTCAAAATCTATCCCAAATCTTTCGAGCAGTTCGGCGTCGTCCGGGGCCTGCTCTTTCATAAATAGGTTGAGCCTTTCCTTGTTCACGACCATGTGGAGCAGATTGCTTTCTATGCTCCCCGCATAGGTCACGAAATGGATCTCTTTCTGCCTGGTCGAGTTGTAACGTACAAAACGGAAGTACCACTGGCTCATGCTCGCGTTGTTCCAATGAAGTTCCGGGATGATTGCCTTGTCAATGAAATCAGCGTTGACACTGCATGACAAGGCTTGTTGTGTGCAAAGCAGGATTCCGTTCGGCGTGGCGGCCAACTCCGCGAGGACGGTCTTGCGCTGTTTGAGCGTTGTGCTGTCCCCGGTGACGATGAAGAGAGGCCGGCCGGGCATGATGGCGCGGATGGCGGCGGCGTAGGTATTGAGTGTGGCGATATGCCGGACACCGATGGCGGCGCGCTCCTCTCCCCATTGCTCCAATAGTTCCATGACGGTCTCTTGCTTCGCCGGAACGCCGCCTGCGTAACCGCCCACACTGTCCGGCGCGGCGCATATGCGAAGAAGCATGGTGATTTGCTGTACGAGCCGTAGCATGGAATCCTTGCGGCTGTTCCCGGTGGATTTGAAATACTGCCAGCGCATTTGATGGAACTCTTTGATTGCT